CACAATCACTGATTACGCAGTATCAACGCGCCATGTCTGACATTGAGTCATGTACTGGCATTTATGGAACTCAAATGGGAGAGCAAGGAAATGAAACTTCTGGCGCAGCTATTGATGCACGCACAAAGCGTGGGAACTTTAATACTTACGTACCTTTCGATAGCCTTAATCGTGCTATTGCTGTGGGCGGTTCTATCATAGATGAAATGATTCCGTTTATTTACGATACGGAACGTGAAGTTATGCTGAATATGCCAGATAGTGGCGTAAGCCAGTCATGTTAAACAAACAGGTCGATGCTTACGGCAGTCAGATTGAAAATGACATGACGCAAGGAAAATATCAGATCAGATTGTTGCCTGGTGCGTCATTTGAAGGACAGAAACAGGAAAATCTCGAATCTATCCAGACAGTCCTGCAAGCCGATCCTACATTGTTCCGTATGGTAGCTGATTTGTATGTTGAAAATCTGCCAATGATGGCGAACAACATTGAATTGCGTAATCGTCTCAGAACTATTGTTCCCCCAGAAATTATTGAAGCTGGCAAGACTGGTGAGCCGTTGCCGCCTAAGCAGGATCAGCCGCCACCAGAAGTGATGCTGAAAATGCAGGAACTGCAAATGAAGCAAAAGGACAATGAAGCTAAAACCATGCTGAAAATGCGTGAGCTGGAAAACAAGGAACATGAATTGCAACTGCAAGGCATTCAAACAGGACAGGATATCTCTGTGAAGCTGCAGGAAATTGAAGCTGCAAAGCTGGAAGCAGCGGCGAAGTTGCAAGAACAAGAATTGCGTTATCAGGCTGAGATGCAACGCATGTCAGCGGATATGCAAATGTCACATGCTGACAATATTGTCAGATTATTGACGCACACACAAAAGACCAGTAATCAACATAAGGAAATGAGAAATGACTGATTTGGCAATTGATAGAACAAGAAGCGCTGATAACTTGATCGTTAGTGAAGAAGCCAGAAAGCTGGGTACGCCTATGCCAGGAGAAGTAGCCAATAAACCAATAGAAGAAAAATTAGAAGATAATATAAATCCAGATACCAGCCAGGAAGAAATACCGGTTTCTCTGGAAGTGCCAGAAGAAAAAAAGGAAGACAAAACAGAATCGCAAACAGAAGATAAGTCAAAAGAAGATACCTCTAGCGTTGATGAAAATGTAGATGAGTATGGAAATCCTGTCGCTAAAGCAAAAACATACACGGAAGAAGAAGTTCAGGCAATGATTCGCAAGCGGTTAAAAGATCGCCATATTGAACAACCTGTTCAAGCTCCGGAGAAAAAACCTGCGCCAGTGGAAGGTGAGGAAAGTGAAACCAACTGGAAACAGGAATTAAAGGAAGTAATAAAGGAAACGGCGCAGGAAGTTGAAAAAGAAACTCAGGAAAAGCAATGGCGTCGCAATGAAGAAATTGCGCAGGTTGAATTTGAAAGCAAGTTTTCGACTAGTATGCAAAAGTATAGTGATTTTGAAAAGGTAGTTAGTGGAAAGCCAATTACAGCGGCGATAATGGTTGCGGCAAGAGATATGCAAGACCCGGCTGCTTTTCTTTATGCTGCCTGTAAGCAAAATCCCGGTGAAATTGAACGGATTGCGAAAATTCCCAATGCGGTAACGCAAGGAGTTGAGATTGGGCGTCTGGAAGAAAGAATGCGCAAGGCTAGAGTAATAACGACTGCGCCTGTGCCAGCGAAAAGAATCAGTGGCGACGCTACATTTGAGCCACTAAAACAAGATATTGATTCATTGATTCACAGTCATGGAAAAAGTAAGATTAGAGATAACAGAAAGTAATTTATGTCATGGAGGATTTGCAATGCCGATACCAGGGGATAATGGACAGCCATTACTTGAGCGACAAAAACAGAATGTCAGAATTAGGGATGTTGCATTGACTGGCGCTGACGTGCAAAGAGACATTAATCATTTTGAACCGCCAAAGCCTGAGCCTAAGATTCATCTTGATGGAGCCATTTACAAACGTGGCTAAGAATCGGAAGATAGATGGTGATGCGAATTTATTTTCGTCTGGCCATGCATTGCGGTCACTTGGAAAGGTTGGAAAACCCGGAAAAGGAAAAGGTCGTGCGCATGGTCAAGGTAAAACGCCGGTACAGGAAGAACAGTCTGCTAAGAAATCAGGCAGAAATGATGGTTATAGATAAAAGGATTTATCTTATGGAAAAAAGACATGCTAATGAAAATCTGAATGAGCCTGACAACATGCCAATGCCACGTATTGTTTATCGCAATGACATTTTGCCAGATGTTAATAATTTATCTGAAATGAGCAGAGAAGCTATGGTGGCAGAAGATGCCAAAGCTTATTAAATCAAATCAGCAAATTGATACGATTACGGCAAAGAATTTGCAGAAACCTGCAAAGACTGAGAAGTATGATTCAACCATTGATGAGCGAGATCGTTCATGCATGGCCAGAAAACCCGAACCCCGTTTTGGAGAATATCGATGAGCAAAAGCGAAGATAAACGCAAAGAAAAGCAAAAGATGCCTGAAAAGAAAGAAAGCAAGAAACATGAAATGAAAGAACATGAAAAAAAGAAAGGTAAGAAATAAATGAAGCCAACAGAAGGCGAAATGATGAATCCGTCTGAACCTCAGACGGGTGAGCCTGAATATATCGATAAAACCGTCCAATCGGCTGATAATACTTTTTACCCTAACAAGGGTCAATCAGAGCCAGCTTATCGATATAAGGAATATAGGTAATGATTTTATTGTGTCGTGGTTGCGGCAAAGAAACTGGCAATGAAGGTAATATTTGTTTTAATTGCGCCCGTCCTCACAAATCAAGATGTGTTCATGGGCTTGTTGATGATTGTTATCAATGTAAAATGCAATCATTGAAAAATATTGCTGGGAATGTCCTATCGGAAGAATTGAAGTATATAAAATTACAGGAAAAAATTGAAAAATTAGAAAATACTCATGAACGATTTATAAAATTATATTTCAAAGAAAAAAATGAAATTGAAAAACAAATTACTGCATTAACAGAAATGTATAAAGGACTCTCAATAAAGCATGTAAAATTAATTGATATTGAATTAAAGAAATCTCCTTACAAATGTCCTGTTTGTGATGGCAAAGGTTATTGGCGCGGAATAGAAGATAATATTTCTTGTGGCGGCCAATGTCATGCCTGTGAAAGTAAAGGCATAGTCTGGAATTAACACTAAGGATTTACAATGAATAGAAAAATAGTAAATAATAATAGTCATTTTTTAAATGACGAACAAAAAAATATTAAACATAAAATAATGCAGGATTTGATGGAAGCATTTTATTCAAATCTGGAAAAAGATAAAGATAAATTTCTGCACCACCCACAAGCTGTTAGTGATATAGTGTGTTCATGTCTCATTATGTTTAACCGCGATGTTATTGTTCATTTTCTGCAAACCTTCAATATTAAGGACAAAAGAAAAGATTTTATGAAAAGTCTTTTCGAAAAAATAAGGGATGAAGTTAACCATAAAATAAAGAACTCAATGATATGATACAAAATGAATCTAAGACAACTTCTCGTCGAACTACTTATGAACGTGTATATTCCGCTGCGCTGGAATTATTTGAACATGATAGAAATAAATTAAACTTCTGGTGGATATCTCAGCAACCAGAATTAGGAAATATTGCTCCTTATGAAATGATTAAGGCTGGTAAGGGAAGAAAATTATTGAGAATAATTGAGAGGTGTAAAGGATGAGTAATCAAGAGCATGATAATGTTAATCATCCCGTACATTATACTTCTGGCGAAATGAAATGTTCGGCATGTGAAAAGCCGATTGAATGTATCGATGTTACTCGTCATATGTCTTTCAATATTGGAAATTCTATGAAATATATTTGGCGATACAAGCTTAAGAATGGCAAAGAAGATTTGCAAAAAGCAATTTGGTATATCAATGATGAGATTAATAAATGTTAAATACATTTATTTCTCTTATTGTTACATTCTCAATAGCTCATTTTGATAACTGGACGAATTATCAATTCTGGATAGGTTTTTGTATATATGGAATTTTTCTTAATACTAAACGTAGATAGGGATATTTATGATAGAAAATTTGCTAATAATTGACACGGAAACAACAGGACTTGATGTGAAAAAGGGCGCAGTAATGATCGAAATAGCCGCAGTTTTATTCAGTGTAAAATATAAAACAGTTTTACAATCTTTTTCCACTCTTTTGCCATGCGAAATAAATCCTGTTGAAAATATTAACCATATTAGCGCTGAATCTACACGTGAAGATTATGCATTTCGCAATCTATCAAATGCTGAAATATTTACTCAGATGTGGACAAATCCAGAATCACAAACAAGTTCTATTATAAATGATCCATCGCTTATTGGAACGGGTGATATCCTGATTGAGATGAATAAAAAAGCCCAAGCATGTGTTGCGCATAATGCAGATTTTGATAAGCGATTCATTGCTACTGCGCCATGGGGTTATACTCTTTTGCTGAATAAGTGGATTTGTACCAAGGCTAATTTTACATGGCCTGTCAAGTTAATGCGATTTCGTCAGCAAGATGTGTGTGAAGCAATGGGCGTTCCATATGTTGATGCACATAGAGCATTGTCTGATTGCCTAATGCTGGCACAGTGTTTTTCCAAAGTTGAAGATTTACAGGAACGGATTGACCGTTGTTAATAAGGAAATAAAATGTCAGAAGGTTATTGGCAAAAAGATGAGTTTGAAGATTTAGTAGCTCGCTCATTAATCGCAATGTATGAAAAAGATATGTATAAAGAATGCATAAAAGTTCCAAAATTTATTCGTCCTAATGAAAAAGATATTCTGCAAATTAGAAATTTTGGTGCTTATTTCCCGCCACAAGACAGAGATATTTTTTATGGTGAAATAGATATGATAAATGACGGACTGCCTAAAGAGGCATCATGGGCATACAATCCTGATAAAAGCTTTAATCAAGAAAAGAAAGATGATTTAATTGATGATGAATATTTTCGTTTGGGTTATTTGAGGCTTATTGATCAACCACCACCAAGCATTTTAAATCATAAAGGCTTGAAATATTTTGGCAAGCATAAAATCTATAAATTCCTTTCTTTTTCTGCTACTGGCGTTGGTGGCATACACTTAATGAAAA